CTAAACTTTTTCTTGTAAAAATAATACCAGCAATTACTAATATGTGAGCAATTATACTTGTTGTTAATGTAATACCATAATTTAAAAAATTCATTGTCATTTGAGCAAATATAAATGCCCAAGTTGTAGCTAATATTGTTAATATTTGAAATCTTGTAACTTTAGGTAATATAGACTTAAATGCTTTGTCTTCATTAAAAAGTTCTGGCAATATGTGTCTAATTATTTTGTACAAATCATTTACCATATTTACTCCAAGTTTTATCTAACACATAATACCATACACCATTAATCATAGGTTCTATAACGGCGTCAGCGCCTGCTAATGCCCATTCAGCACCAGTAATTAATCTATTACAAGTCATAGCAATTACTATGTGGCCTAAAGTATAAATGAAAGCACGGCCTATACTTGTACCTATTAAACTTCTTAATGTATTATATATTCCGTTTTTAAATTCAGTCATTTTTTTAAGAGAGGTGGCGTGTTTGCATCACGCCACACACTTCACTTTTTAGTTAATTGGTGCTAATTCAGATTTTCTAATACTTACTTTGTGATTAGAATATTTGAACGGTGTACCATAAAGTGCTTGAATACCAGCAGCTACGATAGCTCTAGTAGGTGTACCTAATCTGTAATAAGTTCTACCTTTAACTTTATTACCATAGATCATATAACCTTCAGCTCTTAAAGTATCAATCATAGCTCTTGGTGATTCTAAGTCAAACTTAGTTCTAATTGTTTTCCAAGCTACATTCGCTCCTTTAGATAAAAGGTTTAGCACTTTTTGTTTTTTTGATAAAGATTTTCTGCCTCTTGTTTCAGCAGTTCTTTTAGCTACTTTTACTTTCACTAATTCATCTTTACCAAATAGGTTTTGTAATGATTTCAACATTATATTCTCCTTTTTAGTTTCAAATCAACTATTTTACAACCTGCTAAGGCGATTGCTTTTGCAATTCTGTTAGTCATCTAAACTATCTCCTTCAAACAAACCTGCTTGATCGTTTAGATCCTTTAATTCGTTTTTAAAATCTTTACTTAATGGTTTTGTATCTTTTATTTTTTCTAATATTAAAGAGTAATTAATCTTTGCTGTTTGTGTACCATCTTTTAAAATGTTTAAACTTACCATCTTGTCTGATAATTGTTGTGATGGATGTTTCATACCAAAATCTCTATAAATTAAACCTCTAATTAAATCTACTATGATAGCTAAGTCTTTTGTAAAACTTGCTTTATCTGTTTTAACGGCCAAATCATATAATTGTTTTAATAAGTTCATACTAATATCATCAACAGCCGTTTCTACAAACTGTTTTGTTTGTTGATCTCTTAATTTTTCAGCTGCTTTAGGATCAACAGTTTCTATTTTATCGTTTCTTCTAACAATACGATCCGTAGGAAAGTGTATTATTTTTTCATCTTCACTCACTAATAATCTCACCCTTAAAGTTCACCTTTCCTTGGTCAGCAAAAAACTCAACCAATTGATTATAACCGCCTATAAGTTTTCCGTCAATCTTAATTTGTGGCATAGTTCTAACTTGTTTACCAATGTCTTCTAACATAGCTTCAGTAGATTTAAAATCTTCCATTTTTTTTTCTGTATATGAAAGGCCAAGATTCTTTAGTAAAGACTTGGCCTTTACACAATAAACACAGTTATTTTTACTGTAAACTATTATTTCCATTAGAGTTATCCTTTTTCATAAGGTTTTCGTAAGCTATATTTGCCTTAGTTTTTAAATTATAAGCGTCAACAGCTTCCTCAATGGTATAGTTATACATCTTATTAAACTCACCCATTGGTAACCTTAAACCAATCCAAGCTCTATAGTAACCAGTTGTCGTCATAGTTACATCTTTAGCAAAGATTTCATAACCTCTAACAGGTGTATCTTTAATCAAGTTTACTATTGTTGACTCAACTTCACTAACAACTGTTTTTGTATTAGTTTTGCCAAGTTCAGTTATGAATTGTTTACTTGATTTATTCATTTCACCTTTGATAATGTCGGCCAATTCTGCCTTAGCAATCATCATACCCTTTTCTATTGCTAGATTAAGGTCAGGTGATACAGCAGTTCCTACACCAAAGATACATTCTCTATCTTTATTTTTGCCAAAGGTAGAAGTATCACAAGCTTTCTTTTCAGAAAAGTCAGCCATATACCATTTTGGTACTTGATTTAAAGTCTTACCTTTTTCAGACTTTATATTGTAAGTTGAAGAGCAATTAGCTAGTAATAAACCAGCACAAACTACCATTACAACTTTTAATTGTTTCATCATATATTAATTTACCTCACTCTTTACAGTATATACTAAATCTTGTAATTTGTCAAGTCCCATTGAAATGTAGTCTAAAAACTCACTTCCAGACATTCCAGTTACAATAATCAGTATAAGTGAGATTATGATTATATTCTTAATCATTTAACCTCCCATTCACCATTTATTTTTAAACACGTCTTTCCTGGTGTTTTAAAGACGTGATTTGGCCGACTATAGTATCGGCAATATTCTGGAGCTGATGTGTCTCTATAATAAAATTGAGCAAATAACTCCCAATAACCTGGTGTTTCAATGCCTTTTTTACCGTCAGCACACTCCAAAACTTCTTTTTTAACAATATTATCACCCTCTTGTTTAATCTCAACTTTAACATAACAATATTGTCCATTGACCTCATTTGGTTCAATCGTTTTAATTTTTGAATATAAAATCTCTTCCGCTTTTGATATACCTAAAAATATTACACTAAAATAAAATACTGTTATAATAATAATATACCAAAACAAACTATCTCTTAAATGACTATCTTTTTTAATTTTCATCTTTTTTCAATCCATTGTCCATCTGGTAACTGACACGCTGTACCAAACACAGCTCTTCTATTAGGACTACCAATACCAATTAATGGCCATTGTTGTGTAATATCTACCGTAGCGTCATAGTCTTTACATTTAAAAGGACCTTTCATATATGAGCTACTTGTTTTAATAATGCCACTATTGCCTGTTTTAGTATTGTACCAATTTGTATATGATTGTTTTTCTGGACCTGTATTTAAATGATCTACAAACACAGCATTGTGAACATCATAATCTGATTTGTACATAAGGTCGGCGCCTTTAAAAGCACCAACCAAAGCACAAGCACCTATAGCATATGGATTATCAACTCCCATTTCAACACATACAGATGTTGTGGTTGATCCACCTAACACAGCACCCATTGTAGTTCTATTTGTGGAACAATTAGTTAGCAATAAACTAACTAGTAAAATCCATATCAGCTTCACGTATCGCATTACAAATTATCTCACTATTTACACTTTTAACAATATAATAATCTTCGGTGTTGTCAATAACATACTTTTGAGTAAAGTTATTTTCTTTCCAAAAGACTTCAGCCCTTGCTGAAACTGGTCTAAAATAATGTGTACCATCATTGGCACTTGAACAAATAAAATCACCTATCATTATTTTGACCACGCTTTCTTTTGATAATCTTTAATTGAGTTCCACTCATCACTTGCCCAATTAGAGATACCATTACTTGTATCTTTTACAAAATTACTTACATTTTCTGGTGTTTGCTTTACAAAGTTCACCGTGTTACCAGGTAAGTTCTTTAAATCTTCTTTTGATTTTGATAAATCTATTTTACTTTGATTAAAACCTTGTTTTTGAAACTCAACTGTTTCACACCAGTTTTTTTCTAACCAAGATGTTTTACTTTCACAAACATCATAATTAACTTTATCTTTACCAGGATTTCTGTTGTCTGAATCCATACTTCCTTCTGACTTAGCAACTGCCATAGTCATTAGTGTAATAATAATTAATAACATCATTACTCTCATATTATATTTTCCTTCCCATTGTTTTAAAATCAGATACATCTACAAGTTGGTAGTTACCTTTATTGTATGCAATACTGATTGTTTTTCCAGCAGGCAACTGTGGTTTTAACATTTCTTTTTTAACACAGGCTCCTGGTATTCTATCACTAGTAGGTATAGAATATCTTACAGTTAAATCTGGTAAGTCAAAACCTTTAAATGAATTTTTAATTTTACCAGATTCCATATTTACTTTAACACCAAGTGACTTAATCCACTTTAAATGTCTTTTTTTTATTTGTTTTAGTTTTTCTTTCTTAGTTAAGAACATTAACAACTTCTTGCTCAATCACTTCTATTTTTTTAGTTTGTTTTTTATCTAGTTCTTCCCAAAATGAATTTTCAAGTTCTTCTTGTTTCATTTTTTGATCATAAGTCATATTAAAAATTGACATATAAAAAGAGTCTCTAGGATTTGAAGTTTGATAAGTTTTTAATAGATTATCAAAGTTAACATCAATTTCTGAATAGTATTCAGGGTGTTTATTTTTTAGTTCGATATGATCAATTAAAAATTTAATTCTATTTGTGTAGATGTCTGTCTCTTTTTCATCTAAAGTAGTTTTTTTAGATAAAGATATATCTTTGTTTTTTGCGTCATCAAATTCTTTAAATAAAAGTTCTTTGTTATACTTAAACGACATAATGTACTCTCCTTTTTTTGTTAGTTTATCTTTATATTATACACGGTATTTTTTTATTTGTCAACCCCTTAAAAAGCGTTATTTTACTCACTTTATTACCGCTTAGCGACACGCTAGCAGGTTAAATTAATAAAATACAACAACTACTTACTACCCTTTTTTAATAGTTTTTCAACTTTAGATTGTATATCATTTATCAATGAACCTAACACTAAACATATGTAGAGGTACATTTCTTTGTAATTACTAAGCACTAATGCTGTTATTAAAATTAAGATAATTAAAATAAACATTTCCATATTACTTACCTAACTTTCTTTCCCACTCTAAATTGATTGATGTATCTACATCTGATTCTTCTTTTGCAGATAAAGCATTTTCATCAGCGTAATCATCTATTTTTACATAACCATCAATTATAGCTTCTTCGCCATAATTATCTGTATCATAAACAACTTTACCAATGTACTCTACGGTATCACTGTCTTTATAATCAGCGTCTACCATATAAGTTTCAACACCATCTTTAGTTTCAGTAATGTCATCACCTATAGCTGCGTGATTTATACCACAATCATTAAGTAGTTTATCTGCTTCGTCTTTATCTTTTGCTAATACTTCTTGTTCAATAACAAGTGTATAATAAGTTTTTTTTCTATAAAGGTTTTTACCTTCGTCTTTCTGTGTGTATGTTATGTTTGTGTCTATCATATTTTAGTCTCCTTATATTATTTTACTTTTTTCTTCTTAAAAATTGAAAAGAATTTTTATCAGTCTTATTTTCTATTTGTTTTACATAATCTTGGTCTTCACTACTCATTAGTAAAACTACATAGTGAATTGCTTTTAATAAATCTTTTCTATTTTTACCGTCTTTTTTTCCATATCTACATAGATACTTGATTGCATTAGCTTGACAGAAGTCTTTGTCAATACCAATTTGCCTTAACATATCTTGTACTTGGAAACCATCTTTTGTTGTAGAATAGTGTTGACTATATGTTCTTTCAATGTATTCTTTTACTTCATTTAATATTTCATCTTCTCTATATTTCATTAGTTTGCCTTTCTATAAATTTTTATTTTATATTCTTCTACAATTTTTGGATTGAAATCGTATTTAAAAAATTGTCTTGTATTCCATAACTGACCATAGTCAGTAAATAATGAATTATCACCACTAGCAACAGCACCAAAGGCATCTTCATAAGTTTTGTAATATTCTTTATCTGATAAAATTCTAACAACTGTATTATCTACAAAGTTCGTTGCGTCTTCTTTAAAGTTTTTATCACAATAGTTTTTAATTTTATTTTTATACATCATTAAAGTAGATACTAAATTAGCTGGTACATTTCTAAATATAGTGCTATAGATAAAAAAGAATTCATCTGATCTGTCTTCAGAATCTTGGTATTCTCTACCGTAAACTAAATGATATTTCATTTTTTTATTTTTCATAATTATTAGTCACCAAATTTAAGTAAGTAAGCCATTTCATCAAAGTCTATACTATTTGTAATAAGACCTATATTTTCAATGTTTTCTAATTTATTAGCAGCGTCATCTAAAGTCATTTCGTTATTAACTAACTTGTCTTTAATGTCATCTACTTGTTTTTCAACTTGTACTGTAGCGTATTCTTTTATTTTCATAGTGTTTTCTCCTTTATTAATCATATACTATTAATATACAGGGTTAAAACCTATTTGTCAATAGTTAATTTATGTTGATTTTACTAGGGTTTTTAACTATAAAAAAGAACAAAACAAGAACATTTAACTATTTCCAGTTATTTTTGACCCATTCTTGGTTCGAATCGTGTGGATTTGGACTACCGTGGAAAACACAAACCTTGGCTTCTGGATGCAATTCAAAGGTCCATTTACTTTGATGAAACCTTTTACCCTCTCTATCGTACCATTTATATGATTGTGTCCACGAATCAGGAAATGAGATAGTGTCTTTATGTTTCTTAATTAAATCTGTTATTATGTTTTGATCACCAGCGTGTTTTTTAAAATCAGTTCGTCTTTTTGTATATTCTTCCCATATCAATTTAGTTGTAGTTGTATTATTAAACTTCATTATACTGGAATTAAATTGACCACTACTTGGGTTAAAATCATTCATACCTACAAAATTATGGTCTTTTCCACAAGTAAAAAAACAATCAATGTTTTTAACTATCACAACATCTAAATCCATATACAAAGTATTACCTACTAAATTACTTTCAGGACTAAACAATTGTAATTTATTAAACCAACCCTCAAAGTCGTGGTGTTTAAATTTTCTAAACTCTATTTGATGACCAGGTAATGTTCTTTTTAATCTTCTTTGAATAATCGTACTATCAGTAAAACAAATAAATTTATGTGTAACTGTTGTGTGACGTTGTACCATATTGTATAACTTTTCAACATATTCTATTTTGTATTTGTCCCCATAATAGACACAAGCAAAATTCATTTTACGAATATTGGTACTTTAATACTTCGTATGCAGTACCATTCCCTATTTCATCTAAAGTAAATTGATGTTCTACAACAAACTTTAACCATTCATCTACAGTTTTTCTTCCAGGTCTAAATGGTTTCTCAATAAATTTTGGTGACCTTGAAGCAATTGGAGCAACTACATTTTTACCAGCACAAATAACTGGTACTCTATTTAAGATTGCGTCTATCGCAGATAAACTCATATTTGTAACTAAACAATGGCAGTCTTTTAAATCATCTTTTATATCTGTATTCCACCATTCATTACCTGGTCTAGGTTTGTTTCTAAATCTTATTTCTCTATTTGTATATTTCTTTAGTTCTTCTGTAACAGCATAAACCCATTCTTCTTGCGTACAACCATTAGTGTGATAGGTAACTGTTTGAGATGATGGTGCAACAAGTATATGTTTTGTTTCTCCTGTATACCAACCTTTAAATTCTACATCTAATCCTTTATGTTCAAGTTGATTTAACCTTTGACCATTACCAACTTTTCCTTTAGTGGAGTGAATACGACCTTTACATATTCTAAAATAAGTTTTATCTTTATCGTGTATTTTAGGAATAGGATACCGTGTTATTTGTTCTGTAATATATCCTACATCTATATACCACCATTCTTCTCCTCGTTCTCCTACTTCTTTAATATCTTTTATATTACTACCACCTAATCCCCAAAAAAAATGTACAGGTTTCCCCTCATCTTTCCAACCCTTTTCTATGTATGGCCAGATTTGATGTGATAAACAATCACCCCAGGATAATTTGTGTGTTATAATCATTTGTTCTTTAACCTATTCCAAGCATAACCATTTTCTATCTCACTCATTAAATATTGATTTGATAGTAAACTATCTATCCAATCTTCTCTATGTGTAGGATAATATGGTTTTTCTATTTGTGTTAAATCCATATTAGATACAGGTGCGCCCATAGAATATATCTCACAAAAACTAGGAACACCTTTTAAAACAGCGTCAACACAAGCAGTGGATTGACAAGTAACTACTGCCCAAGCATTTTTTAAATCTTCTTCATATGTTGTACCACTTGTTTTAGTTCTAAATCGTATAGGTCTTTTGGTATTCTTTTTAAGTAATTGTTCTACCCTATGATCCCAATTTCTTATATCATACCATTGTTTGACGTGATCTGATGGTGATAATACTAATACATAATCACCATTCATTTTCCAATCTTCTATTTCAATATGAGGTTTAAACTTTTCTAATCTTTCTCTATCGTTATCATCTAATTCATCTATAACATTTAACATTAATGCGTTTTTAGTAATACGATATATTCTTTCACCAAAGATTTTATTAATACCGTGTTTTTGTTCTTTAAAATAATATGCGTGGTCAAAATGATAATAGGTATGATTAACTGCATTACATTGTTTTATTAAATCACCTGTACCTCTTAATATACCAAAGACTGCAATAGGTTTTTCTTCTAAATGATTATAAGTTGGCCATTCAGTTTGTTCATATTGATTGACTATTGATTTCTTTTTATGTAAAATACCGTTAGCACTTTTTACAAATGCTCTTATAGGTCTATCTGTATTTTCTCTAGTTTCAAATCCTTGTATCATTGTAATCTTATTTTAAAACATTCAGAATAATATTTAAACCAATTTGTAGAATAATCACAATCTTTATATTCAGCAAACCAAGGTCCGCCTTCGGTAAAGTGTACATTTTTTATATCGTCTTTATATTCATATTCACCTGCTAACCAATTCCATTCTAAAGGTAAATCACCTATTAAGTCTTCAGTTTCTAACCATTTAAATTGATGAAGTTCTAAACCACTTGCTCGATTAACATAGTTGGGTGTTAATTGTGTACATTTCTTACAATTCATTAACATAAAACTAGACCAGTTCTTTTTAGGATAAACTGTTTGTACTTGATTTAAAAACTTAACTTTACTCTTTGGTGTATAATCGTGTTTACAAACTTGTACGGCATATCTGTCGTCTCTTAATCGCCATAGTTCATTAATATCTGCTTCCATTAACATATCACAATCCATAAACAATGCCCAACCTTGATAGTTCATAAGGTGTGGAATAATAAAACGACTAAAAGAAAATTCTGTAGATGACAATTGACCTCTATCTCTTACAAAATCATCTTTAATATT